TTACACGATGCGGACGAGACCGCGGACGAGGGCGACACCGTGGAACTGGTCTTTGGAAAGTTCAAAGGGTTCATAAGCGGGATTGTCGGACACAATGAGAACATGCTGCTCATCGGAGCCACGCCGGATGCGCTTGATGAGCGGCCCCTGGAGCGTATCGAGGACATACGTTTTGTTCCACTGAAAGAACAAGTCATTTAGTGGTATGCGCTGGCAAGCGACGAGGTCGCCGGAATAATAAGTGGGCTGCATGGAGTCACCGCTGACTTGCATCAGGAAGTCGGCACCCTTGAAAGCAGGGATGACATAGCGTTCGCATTCATATTCCATGACCGAGATGTCATCGGTAAAAGCCCCGGCCATTGCACTTATTGGAAGAAGTGGTATTCCCTCTTGGCTACCTTCGGAGACATGGCTTGCAGGTTCTGTTGACCGTTCATCAATGGGAGTGCTGGGAGAGCTGATAACTGAAGATGAATTAGAATACATATCGCCTTTACCTGTTAATATCCAATCAGGATTTACATTGTAGATGGATACAATATTCTGTACAGCAGAAAGTCCAACACTACTACGTCCTTTTGATATTTCTGTTACCATAGAAGGACTTATCCCTAATTTAGTAGCAAAATCTCTCTTTCCCTCCACCGTGTCAGTTTCTACGAGGTCGAGATAAACCTTGATAAAACGCTCAGAAATATCATTCTTCGTTTCCATAATACAGAATATTGAATTTTTTAGCTTGAATTATTTGGTTTGTAATACAGAATATTGTATCTTTGCAACGTGTTAAGTAATTAACGAGCGGCCAAAGATACGAAAAAGGCTTGAGATTAACGAATATTTAAGATTAAAGAATATGAACGAGGAAATCAAAGAATGGAAGACGCAGAGCTACAAGTCACGTGTTGCCCACCTGCTGATGCTGGACTGCGTGAGCTTCAGCTACAACGAGGAGGACGGCATAGTGTTCACTGCCCCGGCGGAGTACGTGGAGAGGCTGAAAAGGGTACTGGTAACTTGTTACGGATGCAAGAAAGCGCCGGTGATAACAGAGTATTAACGAATGAAAGGGGCTGCCCGGACGGCGCGGCCGGAAAGTTGGAATAGCGTAATGTGAAAGCGTAGGACAGCCGCCGGGGTTCGACTCCCCGCGCCCCACAAGACAATTAAGAATTAAAAATCAAGAATTATGGAAAATAAATCTTATCAATCAACGGAAGCATGCCATCCTCAGACTTGTCCGATTCGGAAAAGACTTGAAGAGCTTGAGAGGCAGCGTAGGAATCTACTCTTCTTAGTATGCCGTATTCTTCCAGGTGCCCCTGGATATAAGCTACGTCCATCAGAACTTGCAGCTGAAAACGTCGGTGACTTATCCTGCCTTTCTGCTGAGGCGAGAGCTTGTCTGTATAATCAAATGGTAAAAGATTAGCCCGTTCAAACTCCCACATAAGATATTTGGCAAGCCAAACCTTGTCGTCCTTGCGTGGGTCATCCTTGAAAATTACAGGCAACAAAGACGTAAAGTAAGTACGGAGAGCCTCGAATTTGGCCTCCAATAAAATCATATCAATATCCATAATACAAATGTTTTAGTGCGCTACAAAGTTAGCGAAAAGCCCGGAAGTCCGGGAGGATACCCGGGACATTTTGAAGTAAAACCCATAAAATTTAAGATTAAGATATGAAAAAGTACATTCATGTGACGAAAGAGACGCGCGAGCTGTTGGAAAAGACGTTCGGTGTGACAAGTACGATGGTGTGGTACGCATTGTCGTTCAACCCGAGCCGTGGGCAGTCAGACCTCGCAAAGCGCATAAGGAAGGCCGCGCTGGAGCATAGGGGCATACTGATGGCCGACGAGTGCGTTTTAGAGAACACCCTGTTTGACGCGGACGGCTATATCCGCCACTACCCGACATTGGACACGATGCTTGAGTTCTCGCGCGAGGACGGCGGCTGCGACGTGTTCCACAAAGGCAAGAAGGTGCGCCACTACGACAACGTGGCGATAGCCGACATCAAGGACATACAAAACTGGGCAAAGGCGATAAAGTAAGAAGGAGGCGGCCATGATTGGGTATTACGGCAATAAACTTTGCATTCCGGCGCGTGAACTCGTTGAAGGCGGCTATATGACAAAGGCTGCATACGAGAAGAACGTGACCCGTCGTAAAATCACCGTGGTGCGCCGCGGTGGCGGAGCGAAGGGTCAATGCGCCCTTGTTGCCGTAGACAGCCTTCCAGCACCTTGCAGGGAGAAGGTCGAGGAGAAGTTCGGCTGCGACGAGGCGCGCATCAGGGGCTGGGTGATGTCGAACTACGAGCTTGACCAGGCTGCGCTGGCCTTCTTCATGGACTGGGCCGCCGGCCACAAGAGCGACCACGCCACGGCGGAGCTGGCGCACAAGTATGCTGTGAACGCCTCGGTGTTGAACACCTGCATCAGTCTGTATGAGCGCGCGAAAGACTGCGCAAGGCTGTTCGGCGAGAAATACGACTGGGCTAAGATGGCGAAGGCCATCGAGACGTTACGCGAGGAGTTGGGGCACGACCTGCCGGCCAGCACGCTGCGCTTCCGCAGGAAGGTGAACGACTACAAGAAGTTCGGTTACGAGTGCCTGATTACAGGTAAGTTCGGCAACCAGTGCGCCCGTAAGGTGGACTACAAGACCGAGCGGCTCGTGTTAAGCCTGCGAGTGCTGCCCAACCAGCCATACGGAAGCGACGTTCATGAGATGTACATACAGTTTGTGTGCGGCGAGCTTGAGGCCTGGGACTTGGAAACCGGCGAGATATTCAACCCGGACGACTTTACCAACAAGAACGGGGTGCCGAAAGAACTCAGCGAAAGCACCATCCGCAACATCCTGAACAAACCAAGCAACAAGCTGCTTGTGGAGCACGCCCTGCGCGGCTATACCGAATTCATGCACGAGCAGATGCCGCACATGCACCGCCACGGCGGCGAATGGTCGCTGAGCCAGGTAACGATGGACGACGTGGACTTGCCGCGCCGCATGAAGGGGAATGAGTACGTACACGCATACTACGCCTACGACGTGGTGAGCCAATGTAGGATAGGACTGGCCTACGGACGCGGCAAGGATGACGCCCTTGTAGTGGAGTGTTTCCGCGACATGTTCCGGCTGATTGCACGGCACGGCTGGGGCATCCCGGCAGGCATCGAGGTTGAGCAGCACCTGATGAGCAAGTACAAGGGTGGCTTCCTGAAAGCCGGCGAGGTGTTCAAGTTCGTACATTTCTGTGCTCCGCAGAACTCGCAGGAAAAATACGCTGAGCCTTTGAACGGCGCGTTCAAGACCACGATAGCGCACAAGAATCACGAAGGCGTGGGCCGCTGGTACAACAAGGGTGCGCGCAGGGTGGACCAAAAGAAAATCAGCGACAGCGGCAACCATACATGGGAGGACAAGAAATACTACACCTTCGAGGAGCTGGTGGCCGACGACCGCCGTGACTGCGCCGAATGGAACAACTCACTGCACCCGAACCAGAAGAAATATCCGGGCATGACCCGTTGGGACGTGCTCGTGGCGAAGATAAACCCGACCCTCCGCCCATACGACAGCCTGACCCTGAGCCGCTATATCGGCGAGAAAGTGGAAACCAGCATACGGCGCAACTCGACGGTGCGCGTGGCTTACGCGGACTGGTGGATAAGCGGCCCGGAAGTGCTGGAGGAACTGGAGCCAAACAACCGCAAGGTGACGGCCTACTATCTGCCGGACGAGGAAGGTAAGCCTACGGACGTGTACCTGTTCCAGGGCGACCGCTACATAGACAAAGTGCGGCCGGTGAACACATACAACCGCGTAATGGCCGAGCAGACGGACGAGGATGTGGCGAACTACATCGAACAGCAGAAATATGTGTCGCACTTCAATAAATATCTGCGCGATAACGCCGTCACGAGAATCGGGAAGGCCGAGGTGCAGCAGGCAGACAACGAAGACGATGATAAAGAAAACTACATCCTGCCACCCACAACGCCTCCGGAGGAGCCGGAAGATTACGAATGGAAGCCGGACATGAACAACATACAACGGGCATTTGAAGACATTTAGAACAACATTAAAACAGCGTTAGATTATGATTACAGAAGCGCAAAAGCAAAGGATTATGGAGGCGATAGCCGCTAACCGTGCGAACTATCCGAGTGACGCGAAGCACGCCGCCTCCCTCGGTATCACCACTTCGGTGTACAGTGCCGTAAAGAACGGACAGACGGAAAAGGTATTGAGCGACGCCAACTGGATAGGCATCGCCCGGAGGCTGGGCGTGAACCTGCGCAGCAGCATGGAATGGAAGGCAGCCAAGACCCCAACCTTCGAGTATATCACCGCACAATTGGAGTTTTCGCAGCAGTCGTGCCTTTCGGCCATCCTCTGCGACGTGCCGAACATCGGCAAGACGTTCACTGCCCGGTATTATGTGCAGACCCACAAGAACGCGGTCTATATCGACTGTTCGCAGGTGAAGACCAAGCTGAAATTAGTGCGGAAGATTGCCGCCGAGTTCGGCGTGGATAGCAAGGGCCGCTACGCGGACGTGTACGACGATTTGGTGTATTACCTCCGCTCCATCGAAACGCCGCTCATCATCTTGGACGAAGCTGGCGACCTTCAGTATGAAGCCTTCCTGGAATTGAAGGCTTTGTGGAACGCCACCGAAAGGTGCTGCGCCTGGTACATGATGGGAGCCGATGGTCTGAAGGAGAAGATAAACCGCTCGATAGAGTGCAAGAAGGTGGGCTACACCGAGATGCTGAGCCGTTACGGCGACCGTTACAGCAAGGTCACCCCGGACGACGGCAAGGAGCGCGAGGCCTTCCTGATGACGCAGGCGCGGATTGTGGCAAAGGCCAACGCCCCAGAGGGCGCGGACATCGCACAGATAGTGCGCAAGACACGCGGAGGGCTGAGACGTGTATATACGGAGATTGAAAAACTTAAAATGACAGCGCAATGATGACCAAGATAGAAATGCAAGCAATGGATGCTGTTATCGGCATCCATCGCGAGATGAAGAAGATGAACGAGCCGGACTGGGAGGCCAGACGGTATGAGATAGCCAAGGAGATATTCTCTAAAAGCTGGACGGACAGCGTACTCACTGACGAATACATGGCGGAAAAAGCCGTAGCCGCAGCGGACGCCCTTGTTGCCGAACTGCAAAAGAAAGACAAGGAAACGAGGTAAGCGTATGAAACGAGCGTACAGTCCGAAAGAGATAGCCGCCAAGAAGTGGGTGACGCTGCCGTGGGGTGAGAAGTGGAGCAAGCCTTTCGGCTTCCCTGCCGAGAACGCCTCATGGTTCATCAGCGGTGCCAGCGCACAGGGCAAAAGCTCGTTCGTGATGCAGCTTGGCAAGGAACTGTGCAATTACGGGCCGGTACTGTACCTAAGCTACGAGGAGCGCGTGAACCAGAGTTTCCAGCGCAGGATGTGTTACCTGCACATGGACGATGTACAAGGCAAGTTCCGTGTAGCCACGGACGACAGCTACGAAGAGCTTGTCGAGCGTTTGAGAAAGCCCAAGTCGCCGAAGTTCGTCATAGTGGACTCGTTTCAAGTGGCCAAGGACGATGCCGGATTCAGCTACGACAAGGCCGTTGAGCTGATACGGCGTTTCCCGAGAAAATGTTTCATCTTCATCAGCCAGGAAAAGAAAAGCTCGCCGATGGGCAGCGACGCGCTGCGCCTGAGATACATTTGCGACATGAAAGTGCGTGTCATGGGCTACAAAGCATACTGCCTGGGACGTTCCATAGGCGAGGCCGGAAGCTACTACGTGGTGTGGAAGGAAGGCCTTATACAGACAAGCAACGGATTATGAAAACGAAGTAACAAAACCAACTATATGGAAAAGAATGAAAGGTGCTGCATTTGCGGCAATGACATTGAGGGGTACGGCTACAACCCGTTCCCAGTGAAGGAAAAAGGCCAGTGCTGCCGTAAGTGCAACTACACGGTAGTGCTGCCGGAGCGTTTCAGGAGGATGGAAGAAGACCAAAAAGACAAATGCGATGAATAAGAAAGTTTACATCAGCGGTGCGATAGCGCACTATGACATCGACGAGCGCAAGAGGGCGTTCGCCGTGGCCGAAGTGCAGTTGAGGCGTTTGGGCATGGAGCCTGTAAACCCGTTCAGGAACGGGCTGCCGGAGGATGCTGACTGGCGCGAGCACATGAGGATTGACATAGCCAACCTGCTGTGCTGCGGCTATATCTTCATGCTGAAAGGTTGGGAACTCAGCAAGGGAGCCAAGCTGGAACTTGACGTGGCCAGTTCGTGCGGGATAAAAGTGCTGTTCGAAATGTAGGAGAATATGCGCCATGAAGGAAGGGACGAACTATGCAAGGTTCTACGCCTTGCTGAAAAAACTGAAGGGTGCAGACAAGGAAACACTGGTGTACCAGTTTACCAACGGCCGGACAGAACACCTGCGCCTGATGACAGAGGCGGAATATGGGGCCATGTGCCGCGAGATGGAGCGCGTGGCAGGTTACGACGAACGCAGCGAAGCCATACGCCGCGAGCTGAGGCGATGGCGCAGCACCTGCTTGAGGCTGATGCAGCAGATGGGCATCGACACCACGGACTGGGCGCGCGTGGATGACTTCTGCCGGAATCCACGGATAGCCGGCAAGCCATTCGCCCGGATAAGCCAGCCGGAACTTGAAGCCTTGAGCGTGAAGTTGCGTTCCATCAGGCGCAAGGGCGGGCTGAAAAGGCCAGCCAAGCCCGAACCCGCGCCGCGCCAAGAATACGTGATAGTGAATATGACAAACAATGAAAAAGCGAACTGACGATGACGAACAGGCAGATAGTGAAGGAACTGATGGATCACATACACAAGTATTGCAGGGAACTTGACGATGCCCGTTATATGGACATATTAGAGGGCCTATGGTTCGAGATTGAGGATGAGCGCGGCAAGCTCTGTATGGAAGTTCCGGACATGGAAGAGAATTGAAACATATTGTTTAACCAAATAAAACTTACGACAATGGTAACAAAGAGAGCGAAGAAAGTGATTATCACGGGAGTTACGAGGGAAGCGGCAGACGAGGCGTTCGCAACATACGCCAAGACGGCGGCCGAGAGCGCGAAGATAACGGCGGACATCGAGCTGCAATGCGCACGTATCCGCGAGAAATACGCAGGGAGGCTGGCTGAGCTTGAGGACGCAAAAGACAAGGCGTTCGACACGCTCCAGGCGTTTGCCACGGAGAACCAGGCCGAACTGTTCTCGAAGAAGAAAAGCCTTGAGATGGCCCACGGCACGATAGGCTTCCGCACGGGTACGCCGAAGCTGAAGACGCTCAAGGGCTTCACATGGGCAAGTGCGCTGCAGCTTGTAAAGGAATTCCTGCCCGGCTATGTCCGCCAGACGGAAGAGATAGCCAAGGACAAGCTATTGGCCGACCGCGATGTGGAGGACATGGGCGGCAAGATGGCCAAGTGTGGCATACAAGTGTCACAGGACGAGACCTTCTTCGTGGAACCAAAGAAGGAGGATGCCGCATGAAGCAGGAAGTGAAGAAAGACCCGAAAGTAGCCTTGTGCCGCAAATGCCGCGGCACGGGCAAAATCGTATCAGGACGTTTCATACGCAAGATGGAAACCTGTCCGCAGTGTGAGGGGAGCGGTCGTGTGACGGTAAGCTGCGAGATGACGCTTGACATCCGTCCTTACAAGCCAAAAAGTGAACAGGTTATGGACTGACATTAAAACAAATTATGGGGAACCGGCACGGTGTGAGTTATCAGAAACGCGTCGCTGACATCAACAGGATATATGACCTCTACGTCAAGAAGGGAGTCCCGAACAGGGAGATATGGCGGAGGTACATATATCCTGTGTATGGTATCAGTGAGAGGACTTTTTATAATATCCTGAAAGCGTCTGCCAATCCCAAGAACGACCTGCCGAAAGATACCCAGCTGTATTTCAATTTTGACACATGAGCGGAATGAATAAGGATACAAAAGCGGTTATAAGGCGGATATTGTCCGACATTCGGGTGGAGCTTGGCGACGAATTTGACAGGAACTTCGAACGCCAGGCTTTTTTCAACGACGCATGGACGCGCCGGAAAAGTCCGCCCCGTCCGGGTGGCACGATATTGGTGGATACCGGAACGCTGCGGCGCAGCATCAGGAGCCGGACGACCGATGACAGCATCACGTTCTACACCGACCTGCCGTATGCGGCCATACACAATGACGGCGGGGAGATAGTGGTGACGGAGAAGATGAAGCGGTTTTTCTGGCACAAGTATTACGAGGCCACCGGAAGTTTCGGGCGGAAGAAGAACGGCGAACGCCGGAACGACAAGCGGACGCGACAACTCTCCACAGAGGCCGATTTCTGGCGTTTCATGGCCCTCAAACGTGCCGGGACTACCATCCGCATACCCCGGCGGAGATTTCTCGGCACAGGGCCGGAGGTTGAGCGTATCGTGCGGGAGATTATCGAGGACAACCTGAACGAGTATTTTGACATGGATTTTAGCATAGAAAGGAAATGAGAAAGGAACTGTACCAGATGCTGTGCGACCGTCTGAAGGAGGTCGGCGGCGGTGCCATAAAGCACATTGACTTGTGGAACCACAACGTGGAGTTCATCGAGCAGGAGGAAAGCTGGGCGCGTCCGGCGGTATTCGTGGAGTTCCGGCCGATAAAGTGGAACGCCATAGTGAACGGCGTGGAGTACCGAGCCGAACCGGAGGTCGCGCTGCACGTGGTGACGGACTGGACGGGCAGCGTAAATGACGGCAGCCCGTTCAAGGAGGAGAGCCTGGAGGTGTTCGACATGCTGGAGGAGATACACGCCGCGCTTGCGTGCATGGAAGGCGAGACATTTAAGGAGTTCGACCTTGTTGAAAGCGACACCAACCACAACCACGAGGACATCGTAGAGAACATCGAGGTGTACCAGTGCGTGGCGTTCAAGTCGCTGCAGTGACAAAGAAGCCCCACAAGCCGTAAACGGTCTGTGGGGCTTCCTGTCAGGACAGCATCCAGATGGCGGCGGCAGCGGCACCGCCGCCCACCGTGAGAAGCCAGTCAATCCAGTCCCACGGATTCCCATTCAGCTTGTCTTTCAGTTCGAGGCATGATGCCGCCACGGCAGTCGAATACACGGCACCGAACGCGGAATATGCGCACAATCCTACCACAAAGCCCCCGGCAAGGTGCTTCCAACGGTTACTTTCTTTCAAAAAAGAGATAATTCTGTTCATAATGAATCGGTTTTGAAAAATTGTTTGTATATTTGCAGTCCAAGCACTGAGGGAATGGAAACCTGGCATTTTAGTCCTAAGCTCCGCCTGAAGTGTAAAAGCATTAAGAGCATTCAGGGAATGGCGTACTGGCGTTTGAGTCCTAATAGCCGCCCCGGGTGCTCTTTTTATATGTCGTTTATTGAATAAAGGAAAAACCTTGTTTCAATCTGTCCTGTCGGTCGCCGATAGACCTGTTTTGCCACATTCAGTCTTACCTTTTGTTCCCTGACGGTTGCTTCATAGTAGAAGAAACGGTCGATGCCGTCGTTGCGCTGGTGTGTCAGCGATGACGAGCCGATGAATATGGCAGTTTCTAATACCTTGTCAAGGGTGGCCAGGTCGTCCTTGGTCAGGACAGACGAACGCCCGAATGTGTCGCTGAACAGGTGCTTGTTGCCATAGGTGGTGAAGCCTACCCGGATGTCCTTCCCTTCTGTACTGAGCGTCACGGACTTCTTCAGCAGCGGTTCCATCGTATGGAGGTAGTGCGTCCGTTCAATGGCTCTTTCTGATTTGGTCTTGTCGGCCACGCACTTCTGCAGCAGCTGGCATGCCTGGCACAGTTCGTTGTCCGGGATGAACGCTTTGGCGAGCTTTGCCTTTCCTTTGGCGATGTCGCAATCCCGGCACCGGCTGATGGTGTAGGGATTGTAGTCCGGCACAGCCTTTTCCTGCTTGCCCGGGTTGAAGCGGAACATCCCTTTCGTATCACGCTGCAGGGCTTCCTCGCCGAGTGCCATCGCTTCGTTGTGCGGCGTGGCCGGGTAACGCGACTTGCGTACCTGCACGACAGTGCAGCGACAGTTCCATCCATTGGGCGGATAGTATTTTTCCCAGAAGGAATCCGTAATCGGCAGCGTCACGCCGTGGAGCGCGGCGTGTTCCGGGCGCACCTTGCCGTCGTCCGCCGTGCGGTACTGTAGGTAGTAGCGGTCGCCGTCCTGCATGAATCCTTCCCATTTGGCCGCCATTTCCGCGGATGCTTGTACAAAGTTGAATTCCGAGCGCAGGTAGTTGGAGTTGTAGGTGGCGTCGATGCTCTGCACATCCTTCAAGAACCGTTCGAACGTCTTTTTATTGCCGTTCTCATCCAGCAGGGAGGGGAACGCCTCGTTCAGCTCGTGGAACGCTTTCATGCCGGAGAAAACATAGTTGGAGCGTTGCAGGCGACGGCGCATGACATCAGACATCCCGACCGTGGCGAACGACGAGTCGAGCGTGTCCGAATGTGCCTTGATAAACTCCTGCGCGCTATGTTCTGCCAGTATGCCGATGCGGAGCGACGCACCTTCCTCTTTGTAGAGTGCCGACATCATACCCCTGAATGTGGCTTCCAACTTTTCACGGAGTTTCTTGTCGATGCGGTCGCCGGCATCCAGTTCAAGGCGGTTGCAGAGCAGGGCGGCATAACGGCTGTGCAGCCCCGAATAGTCATCGGGGCTCAGTCGAAAAAATGCCGTGCGTTTTTTTGCCGTTTGCTGCCATCCTCCTCTTCCTTGCCGGCCGGAACCTGTATGGCACGCCTTTCTCCGACCGGCATGTTGTACTTCTCCGCAAAGTACTTCGGGTCGACCTCATAGCGGTCTGACACCATCTTCTCGAATGCCACCTGCTGTTCAGGTGTATAGTCCACCGAATCGTCCCATTCAAAACGGAGGCCCTTGACCGGGAATCCGTGCTTTGCCATGCGCGGAATGAGCTGGTTGTTCACGATGTCGGCCAGCATGGTGCGGTCGCTTTCCACGAGGTTCTCGAACACCTCGAGATGCGTCTGCGACTGTGACAGGCTGGAGCCGTCCTCGATGGTCATGGTCTGTCCGATGATGAGCTTGGAGAGCTCGGAATTCGCCCTGTCCACGCGCTTGTCGTACACGTTGAAAGCGTCGCCCTTGGTGCTTTCCACTACTTCGATTTCCGTGCCCTCCTGGAACACGCCCCAGAGGCTCGCCCCCATGCTGTCCATCATCTTTTCCATCTTGGCCAGCTCCTTTTCGTCGCGCGTGGTGGTCTTGGCGATGCGCATGGGCATGCCGAAAATCTCCGCGAACGTATCCCAGAACGCCAGGGCGTTCTTCTTCGGGATGGTCTGCGTGGCGGCCTTGAGGAACAGCCCGAGGTCGTCAGGCTGTCCGGCTTCAATGAGCCAGTCCGTAAACGGGGCACGGCGGTATTCCAGCCCGGTCGTCCAATCCTGTCCGAGGTCGGTTACGACCCGTCCGTATTCGGGTATGACATGCTTGCGCGGTATGAGCTTCACCCCGTCGTAGCAGATGCAGCCGTCCCCGTCGGTGACTATGTCGCCGAGTTCTATGAGCGAGTGACCCCAATAGACGGAATCGAGCGACAGCTTCATCAGCTGTCGGAACCATGCCTGGTTGAAATAGTGTGCCGCGTCCTCCACCTCCTTGCCGTCCGCGCCGACAATCTTGAACGAGCGCGACATGACGAACCCCTTGCGCTGTTCGATGCAGCCGGACAGGTGCAGGTCAGCGTCCACGTCCCGGTAGATATCGTAAAGCGGCTTGCGGTTCGGGCTGTCCACGTTGATGGCCAGCTGCCAGGCGTAGCGCCAGTCCTGTATGTCCTTCCGCGTCAGCGCGTCGGTCGTGCGCTGCAGGTTGACTACCATCTTCCGCACTTTCCTGCGGTCGCCTTCCTTTGCGAGATTGAAGTCTCCGTATCTCGTATGCAGCATCCGGTCGTCATGGCCGGCGAAATACTGCCTTATGTCTTTCCATATTCCCATAAGCCTACCAGTTATAGCGTTGTTTCTTCTGGCACCCGTAAATGAACGTGCCGCTTACCGGCTGCCCGTCCTCGTCCAGGACAACCGGCAGATCCGGTACAATCTTCCCGGCCTGCACGCCCTCCAGCCACTTGACGGCTCTTTCGTAACGTTCCTTGCGTATCTCCATGCCCATCTTCTGCGGCAGGGATGCAGCCATGTGGTAGAGCGCGATGTCGCAGCAGTACATGACCACGAGCCGGTTGCGCGCGTCACCATCTGCGGCGAACATGGCCGCGCAGTCATATTTCGGGCGCAGGTATCCGGCCATTTCCTCCTGCGCCTCCATCTCGGCGTTGGCCCGGTTTTCCGTGCTGACCTGCGAGATAACTTTCAGAGCCTGGTCGCCGATAACCACCTTGTAATCCTCGTCTGTAATGAACATAAGCACCCCCTTTCTTTAATGCGTCACGAAAAGGGCGCGTTTTTCTATGTCCTGCACGGTCACCCCCTTGCGGAATCGGCGGCGTGCCACCAATTCCTTGATGGCCTTCTTGGGCACGACCTTCAGGCCGCCGTTCAGGTAAACCACATAAAACTTCATGCCGTGGAGCTTTGAAAGTTTCACGGCCTTTTTCACGGCACGCTTGTACCGCCATGCGAAAATCAAATCCTTTATCAGTTTGAACATATTACCAGCTGTTTTTTGAGGAATGGCGCCTCATGCCAAGCCTCGGTTTGTAAATCTGTTGTCTTGTATGCTTCTGGAGTATCCAGATGGCGCCCTCGTCTGCGTCCGGCGCATCATCGTGGACACGGCTGCCGCGTTCAAGGGCAAGCGTCTGCTCGATACCGACCTGCATGTCCGGAGTGTCCTTCAATGCTTCATTGTAGAACACGAAACCGCGTTCCCACAAGGGCGAAACGGCCTCGATGCGCTGGAGTTTCTCCGGCTTCTTGCGCATGTCCGGCATGATGGGCAACTGGTAGCCACGGCGGTTGCCCTCCTCGGTGAACTCGTCCAGGATGATGTCCTGCATGAAGTTCGCTTCCATGAAAAAGAGGACGGCTGCCCTGTCACGCGTGCGTTCATGCAGGTCATAGAGCCACCGTACCATGCCGGTCACGGTGTCCTGCCGGACATAGCAGTCGAGAAGGTGGAGTTCGGAGCCTGTCTTTCCCCAAAAGCGTGAAGCCTTGTAGTCGTTGGCCGTGGTGGACTTGAACGAGGGGTCGGTGTAGCACACGAGCAGGTCGTACTTTTCGAGCGGCAGCACTTTCTTGAAGCGTATCCAGTCGTGGCGGAAGATGGTGCCGTCCTTGATGGGGTTGTGCATCATCTCCTTTTCCCATGCCCGGTAGCCTACGAAGTCGCGGTACTCCTGTGCTTCCTCCTTCGTCCACTTTTCCTTCCACACGGGATTGCCGTCGCGGTCGACCGCCTTGATTTCCGACACATATACTCCTTTGGTGGCGGCGATGTTGGCCAGCACGGAGGTTTTGGAGATGAGGTTTCCTACCATGATGAAGCGTCCGCGCCCCACGTCCAGTGCACCGAAAAGCGCCTCTTTCACCCAATCGGTAAGGTCTTTGACACGTTTCTCGTTGCGGCAGAGCTCATCATCGTCCAGGTCGTCGATTACAATGTAATCCGGTCGCGCTTCACGTTCGCGCAGGCCGCGTGGCGACTGTCCGCGTCCGCAGGCCAGGAACTTGACTCCGGACTGTGCCGTGAACTCCCCTTCCTGCCAGTCGCCCACGCTTTTCTGCTCTCCGAAATCGGCGATGAGCCTTTGGTTGAATTCCAGTTCCGCCTGTATGTCCGAGAGCAGGCGTATGGCGCTGTCCTCGCTTTTTCCGACGACCACCATGAAGTTGATGAGCCGCTTGGGCTGGAACATCAGCCAGAGCGGCATGAAGATGTCGAAATGGGTAGACTTGGCATGGCCGCGCGGCCACTTGAATACCGCCTTTAGATTCGGGGTGTTCTTGACCTTGGCGGCTGCCGTGTTGTGGAACGGCGCGTTGTGTATGGTGCGGACGACCTCGCCCGTCACCTTGTCGCGCAGTTGCAGGAAGTGCGGGAAGTAGTATTCGCAGAACGCGGCATACTCCTTTTGCAGGCGCCGTATGCGCCTGTCCTTTTCGGCCGGCGTTTCCCTTGCCAGCAGCGCGGTGTCCGTGATGGACTGGATGCGTTTGCAGTGTTCCTGCCACTCCGCGTACCTATGTTTGATTTCAGCCTGTGTCGCCATGCGTCACCTCCCCAGGCTCGTGCCCATGCTTTCGACGATATACTTGTCCTGGTACTTGTTGATTGCCTTGATAAGGTCGGGTGTGAGTTCGGGGTCGGTCTGCGCCCTGTGCTCCAACCATTTGGAAAAGGCCATGAACACCTCGATGGCATCCACCACGTTGGCCTTCTTGTCGAGCTTCTCGATGACCGACGATAGTTTAGCCAGTTTGTCGCCGAGCCCGGCGATGAGGTTGGCGTCCTCGGATGCGTTTACTTGTTCTATGAGCTTGTCAATGGTCAGCAACAGCTTGTTGACCAGTTCCGGGCGTGTGATGCTCTTGGCCGCCCTCGCCTCCTTCCATCCCTCGGCGGAACACCATTTGGAGACGGTGACGCGCGATATGCCTATCTTGTCGGCAATCTCGGTTTGCTCCATCCCAGAAAGGTACAACGCCCTGCCGAGTGACTTCTTCTTTTCAATATCTGCTTTCTTCATATCTGGTAAAATCTTGAATGCGTGCGTATCTTATGGCAAAGTTGCGGCGTTTCGGGCTGAACGCCAAAAAGATAGGAAACGGTTGCATAGAAGTGTGCAACCGTTTCACACTTTTTTGGCGGCCAGCCCTTTGCTGTGTAATATTGCAGTCAAAAACAGCGACTGTCGGCTGCGTTCGGCATAATCCAAACGAGTTTGGCTCTGCCCTCACTTGCACGACAGTTGCAGCGTAAAACGCAAAACGCGAAGACGAAATGAGTGCAAGACGAGTAAGAATTTCAAACGACAGCCTGAACAGCTACGGCTCCCGTGTGCTGACCGCAGGCATGAACGTGGAGCAGTACTGCCGGAATCCCGTGCTGCTTTACATGCACGAGCGCGGCAACGTAATCGGCTATGTGAAAGACCTGAAGTCCGAGAACGGCGAAGTGACCGGCGAGCTGGTCTTTGATGAGGCCAGCGAGCTGTCGAAGCGGTGCAAGAAACAGTATGAGTTTGGCAGTCTGCGCATGGTCAGTGCCGGGATAGACATACTGGAACTGAGTGATGCGAAGGAGCACCTCGTGCAGGGGCAGACCCGGCCGACGGTGACGAAGAGCAAGCTGTTCGAGGTGTCGCTGGTGGACATAGGAGCCAATGACGATGCCATCGTCCTGAAAAGGGACGGCACAGTGATAAATCTCGGCAAGGACGGCGAATGCCTCCTGCCATTGTTGAACAACAAACCACAAAAACAAAAAGTTATGGATCAGAAAATGCTGGCCCTCCAGTTGGGCCTGCCGGAAACGGCTGACGAGGCGGCCATCAGTGCGAAGCTCGCGGAACTGAAAGCCTCCAAGGAAGATGCGGACAAGCTCCGCAAAGAAAACGAGACGCTACAGCTCGGACGTATCACGGCGGCGGTGGAAAAGGCCATCGCGGAAAAGCGTATCGGCGAGGACAAGAAACAGCAGTTCATCGAGCTTGGCAAGAAAATCGGAGTGGAAGATCTGGAAAGCACTTTCGGTGCCATGTCGCCGCAGGTGAAGCTGAGTGCGGTCGTCGGCCATCAGGGAGGTGCTCCTGCCACAACCACGTTTACCTACAAGAAACTGAGCGAGGTTCCTTCCGAGAAGCTGGAAGAGATGCGAGAGAAACAGCCGGACGAATACAAGCGCCTGTACAAGGCGGAGTACGGCATGGAGTGTGAAATCTGAATGTGAAACCTGATAAAGACAATGACAATGAACAAGAAAATCATGATGGTGTTGGCTGCCGTCCTGTTCAACTGCATGACAGGCGGCTTGCTGGCAATGGCGGCCGGCATTTCTCCGGCCATCGGTGCGGCCGGCATGAATACCGTGGCCGTCCTGTTCGGTGGTGCCATGCCCCAAGGCGTGCTGCGTGCCGGAGTGTATAAAGAAATCTGGACGGGCGAGCTGGTGAAGGCCCTGCGCGGTCTGCTGGAAGGCACGTGGCTGGACGGCATACCTGACAGCTCGTCCTTAGTGAACAATGACATCATCCACCTGGTAGAGGTGGGAGTTGACCCGGAAGTGCTGATTAACAACACGACCTACCCAATCCCGTTGCAGGCTTTGGACGATGCGGACATCGCCATCGAGCTTGACAAGTTCCAGACGAAGGTGACCCCCATCACGGATGATGAGCTGTATGCCATCAGCTACGACAAGATGAGCCGTGTGAAGGAGAGCCATTCGAATGCCATCAATGACGCCAAGTTTGCGAAGGCAGCCCATGCGCTGTGCCCTACGGAAAATACGGACACCACTCCGGTATTGGTAACGACCGGCGAGCGTGATGCCGAAACGGGCCGTCTGCGCCTTGTGCCTGGTGACATCGTGCGCCTGAAAGCCGCATTGGACAAGTTGCGTGTACCGGCAGACAAGCGTCGTCTGGTATTGTGCAGTGACCATGTAAACGACTTGTTGATGGCAGACCAGAAGTTCAAGGAGCAGTACAACCTGAACCAGACAGAAGGCCGGATAGGCCGCCTGTACGGTTTCGACATCTATGAGTTCGGGAATACTCCGCTCTATACCGTTGCCGGCAAGAAGAAAGCTGTCGGTGCCTTGGCTGAAGCCGGGGAATTCCAATGCTCGTTCGCCTTCTATGTACCGCGTGTGTTCAAGGCCACCGGCTCTACCAAGATGTATTACAGCGAGGCATCGACCGACCCGGAATACCAGCGCAACAAGATCAACTTCAGACACTACTTCATCTGTATGTTCAAGAAAGCGGATGCCGGTGTGGCAATCCGCAGCGGCTATCAGGCATCGTCGGACGGCAGCATCACGGCAGACCCGACTACCGTGACAATCCCGGCCGAGGGTGGCAGCAAGGACGTGACGGTGACGGCAAGCGGCGCATATACGATGGGTGCGGCTCCTGATGGGTTCAATGTAAGCAAGAAAGGCAATACCGTGACCATTTCGGCAGATGCCAACGAGGGTGAGCAGAAAAGCGGAACCCTGACATTGACCTTGCAGTCCAATAATGGCAAGACAGCGCAAATAACGATAACCCAAACGGCCAAAAGTGAGTAAGTCATGGCACAGTTGAAACGTTTGGTATTGCACTGCACGGCCACTCCTGAAGGTCGCGAAGTGAGCGCGGCGGACATCCGTCACTGGCACACCGACCCGGTGAGCAAGGGCGGTCGCGGGTGGAAGCAGGTCGGCTACACCGACATGATACACCTGGACGGAAAGGTGGAACGCCTGGTGGACAACAACGAGGACGCACAGGTGGATCCCTGGGAGATTACCAACGGGGCAAAAGGGTACAACTCCACATCCCGGCACGTTGTGTACGTCGGCGGCGTTGCCGCTGACGGCAAGACTCCCAAGGACACCCGTACACCGGCGCAGAAGCAAGCGATGGAAGCCTATGTGAAAGACTTTCACCGGCGTTTCCCCTCCATCCCGGTTGTTGGGCACAATCAATTGGCCGCGAAAGCCTGTCCTTCGTTTGACGTACAGGCATGGCTGAAAGAAATAGGCATAAACAAATAAACGAGAAACAAATGAAAAGACTGATTTTATTTTTTGTGCTGACGATCGGAATTGTGTCAGCCTCGTTCGCCCAGACGGGTGATGTTTCCACAAGTATGGACTATGACAGTATGATTGCCACCTTTGCCGGATTCGCCGGTTGCGTGGTGTTGCTGACGGAAGGCATCAAGGCCTTGTTCCCGAAAATGGAAGGACTGGTAACGCAGATAATAAGCTGGACGGTCGGCTTGGCGGCAGCCATGCTGTTGTGGTGGCTGGACGCAGGATTTGTGGCTGATGTGGAATGGTATATCGCCCTGCTTTACGGTCTCGGTGCCTCGCTTGTGGCGAACGGCATCGCCGACACGGGGTTGGTGCAATGGCTTATAGGATTGATAGCCAAGAAATCCGAGTCAAAAGCATAAGCGAGACATAAAACAAGTAATCTCATGGAACTCAGTGAAATTCTCAATTTCGTACTGGGTGGCTCACTTCTGGCTACCGTGATTGGCATTGTGACGCTCCGTGCGACGGTACGCAAGGCCAACGCGGAAGCCGAGAAGGCGAAGGCGGACGCCGAAACGGTGCGGATTGACAACGCTGAGCACGCCACCCGGATACTTGTGGACAATATAGTCGAACCGTTAAAAGACGAACTCAATGCGACGAGGAAAGACCTTCAGGCGACGAAACGCGAGATGGCACGCCTTCGCAAGGCCATTGACACTGCCAATTCTTGCAAGCATCATGACGATTGCCCTGTGCTTCGCGGGGTGCGCGAGCACCCGAAAGACAGCGCGGGAAACGGCACGGACGGAAACGGCGACGGGCCGGGCGGACAGCATGAGGAGCGAAGTCCGCCTGGTGCGAACGGAAACGGTACCGAAGTCGGAGGTGAGGCTGGCGATACCGGCTGACAGCCTTCTGAGGCTTCCTCCGCTGGCCTCATACAGCGGGAAGAGCGGACAGGCCAGCGTATCGGTAAGCCGCGACAGGGGCGTGATCACCGTGTACGCGAGCTGCGACAGCCTGCAGCTCCTGGTGGAATACTATGAGCGGACATCCTCCGTGTGGCAGGAACGCTACGAGGAGATGGCTGGCCTGTACGAAGAGGAAATAAAACAGCGTTCGAACCCCGTTAAAATCTTTTTCTACGGTTTCGGGGCTGGAATACTGATAGGGATTTTAATCACAATATTCATCCAAAAACGAAAGAAAGATGGCAACTAAGAAATTCATATACGGCATAGCCGTGGTAAAGTTCAACAGCAAGGAAATCGGCTACATTGAGAAAGGCAGCTGGGACTGGGGCGGCACTAAGCCGGAGAGTACGGACGTGGAAGCCGAGCAGGTACCTGACGCTCCGGTGCTGACACTGGCCAACAAGAACGCGACCATCGCGCCGACGTTCAACCTCATCCAGCTGGACTATGAGAACATCCAGGCCGTGCTTGGCGGCACGCTGGTGGGCAGCACGGGCAGCTACACCGGCTGGAAGGCCCCGACCGACCTCGTGGAGCTGCGCGGCCCGTGGGAGATCCAGTTCGTGAGCGGCCAGACGATGAAGATACCCAACGGCACCATCATGGCCAACCTGGGCGGCAAGCTGACGCTGACGGAGGTATCCAAGCTGGAATGCCAGCTGAAGGTGAACAAGCCCGAAGAGCCGGACACCGCTCCCTACGAAATCAACGACACGCCGTCAGAGTAACGTATGGACAAGTCAACGGAACGTCTGGTGCAAGCCGAGGGGACGGCCGCCCTGTTGGACAGGGGAGTGTCCGTCCCCTTGAAGGAACTGCGTATCCCGCTGGTTAAGAAGCCCCTGAAGCTGCGCGTGGTGATGCGCCGCCCCCGACTGGGCGGACTGATACGGCTGGCGAGAGTCTATCTGTCGCTGGGCGTGACGGCAGACGAGATGAAGAAGTTCACCAAGGACGAGGAGATGGCCTTCATCGCCGCGCACGGCAAGGCCGTGAGCCGGATAATCGCCTACACCCTGTGCCGCGGCTGGTGGAGCCGCCACCTGCTGGTGGGGCTGACCGCCTGGTGGGTGCGCCACTTCATGGAGCCGGCCTACATGGACGCGGCGATGCGCAACTTCGTGTTCCTGCTGGGCACCGACCCTTTTACGAGTATTATCAGATCAGCCGGGATGACGAACCCGATGAAGCTGAGGCTGAGCCAAGAAAAGAAGGGGAGTTAAAGACGGTCTACGAGCCTTCCCATAGCCCCTTCGGCTTTGTCTGGCAGATAGCGAATGCCACAGGATGGAGCGTAGACTACATCCTGGAAGGCGTGAACTACCAGACCCTCATCATGATGCTTGCCGACGCGCCGCGCTACGTGCGCAAGAAGAACGGCGGTAAGAGTGCGGAGGACGAGGCAAACGAAATAGTAGGATTTTTCCAGAGCAACCTGAAGAAATAGACTATACGGGAAAAAAACGACGGTAGTGAAAACGACGTAAACGATGGCGAAACCTGTAGAAATAGAGATACTGCTGAAAGACCGCATGAGTGCGGGGCTGGAGACCATGCAGCACAAGCTGGACGCGCTGATGGGCAAGGCGTCCGGCACGGACGAGCGCGTGCGTATCCTCAGCACGGCCATAGCCGCACTTAATACGCAGCTCGCCGAAATGAAGAAAACCGCCGAGACCGCGGTTCCCGACCTCGACCAAAGCAAGAACATATCCGCGATGGAAGCCCTGAAATCGAAGATAAAGGAGCTTCAGGAACAGCTGCGGCTGCTTGACGAGACGGCGGAGAATACGGATACCGTCCCGACCGGTGCGACACAAGCCGGCCGACAATACAACGGGCTGCACATGAGCGTCCAGCAGATAGCGAGGGAACTCCCTGCGGCCACTATGGGACTAAATATGTTCTTTCTGGCCATAAGCAACAACCTACCCGTATTGACAGACGAGATAAAGCGCGCCAAGGCGGCCAACGAGGAACTGAAGGCCTCAGGCCAAAGCACCGTACCGGTATGGCGGCAGCTCATATCGTCAATATTCTCATGGCAGACCGCCCTGATGGTGGCCATTACCGTGCTGTCCATGTACGGTAAGGAGATTGCAAGCTGGGTGGGCAGCCTGTTCAAGTCAAAGGACGCCTTGGAGGAAACACGGCGCGAGCAGGAGAGGCTGAACAAGTCGATGGCCGACGCAAGGACATCCGCAGCAAAGGAGACGGCGGGGCTTCGCGTACTCTACGCCATGACCCAGAACGCCAACGCATCGATGCGTGACAGGACGGCGGCGGTCAAGGAACTGCAGTCGCAGTACCCGGCTTATTTCGGAAGCCTGTCCCAAGAGGCCATATTGGCGGGCAACGCCTCCGCCGCGTACAGACAACTGACGCAGGACATCATGTCCGCCGCCTATGCGAGGGCTTATCAGGAACGGTTGGAAGACCTCGCGTCAAAGAACGTGGGCGAGCTGCGCGGCTCGCAGGCCGACTACAACTATATGTCAAGGAACAAGAAGGCGTACGACGATGCGGTAGCGTACATGAACAGCGCACAAGGCAAGGCGGACCGCAACCAATATGCCTTCTCCAAGACTGATGCCCATACGAGGGCGCAGTCCGGCGTGACGATAGACCCCGAGGCCATCGAACGGTATGAAAAATACGCAAAAGTTATCGATGACTTCGAGACGCGGCGTGAGCGCTGGCAACGCCATAACGAGAACTATAAGCGCAACGAGGCCACCATGCAGTCTTATGAAGATGAAATCCTGAAACGCCAGTCCGCAGTGGAAAAGACCACGCAGGGCGCATCCTACGAGCAGGACAGGAAGGAAGCGGAGCGTGAGGCCGAGAGACGCGCGAAAGAAGAAGAGCGTATCGGCAAGGAACGCCTGAAGGCCCGTGAAGACCTTGACAAGGACTTGCTCGCCCTGCAGCGTCAGAACCAGGACGACGAGACAGCCCTGATGCAAGACGGCACGCAGAAAAAACTGGCCGAAATCGACAACGACTATAAACAACGCATTGCAGAGATAGACAGGCAGGAGACCGAGTTCAGGAAAAAGAACAAGGAGGCCGGACTTGCCGGGCTTGGTACTGACGGCTTGACGGACGAGCAGGCGGATGCGCTGCAGAAGGCGCGCGACAACGCCGCAAAGGAACAGGAGCACAAGACACAGGAGGTGTACGCTTCGGAGGCACGGGCCATGCGGAATTACCTCAAGGAATATGGCACCTACCAGCAGCAGAAGCTGGCCATCGCAGAGGAATATGCGGAAAAGATAAGGAACGCGCAGAATGATGGCGAGCGCCTGTCGCTCACGGCGGAGCGCGACCGCTCGTTACAGCAGGTCGAGATAAACGCCATCAGGCAGCAAATCGACTGGGGCAGCGTGTTCGGCGACTTCGGCACGATGTTCAAGGAGCAGCTGCAGCCCACGATAGACAGGCTCCGGCAGATGGCGCAAAGCGACACGTTCAGGCAGACGGGACTTGAAGACCAGAAGACACTTTACGAGCTGATCGACAAGCTGGAACAGTCAAACGCGGCATGGGACAGCGACATATTCAAGCGCGTGTCGGACGACATCAAGGCCTACCAGCAAGCCATGCAGGACTACGCAAGGGCCGTTGAAAACGCGAAGAAGGCCGAGAACGACTACGTGAACGCCCAAAAAGCCCATGATGCAGCCATCAGGACCGGCAACAGCGGCCTGATACAGGCCACGCAAGCGGCTGTCGAGGAAACGAAATCCGCTTATACGGCAGCGTCCGAGCAGGTAAAAACATTTGGAACGGAAGTCCAACAAACCACAACCGACCTCAACTCTTCGGCCGCACAAGCCAAAAGTATGTTCGAGAGCCTTGCAAGCGGACTGCAGGGCCTTTCGTCGGGAAGCCTCCAAGGCATAGGCGACGGCGTCATGCAGCTTGACAGGCTGTTCAGCGGAGGGGAGCTGGCCAAGAATGCCGGCAACGCCATCGCAAAAGGCTTCCAGTCGCTGCTCGGCGAGGACAGCAAGGCCGCACAGGCGCTGACCGAGGCCCTTGGCGACTCCGGGCTTGCAGGGGAGATAATATCCGCCATATTAAGCATTCTTGACATCCTGGCGCAAGGCGGTGTTGGCGGCATTGTCTCCAGCCTTGCCGACACGGTGCTCGGCTCCGTAAACGGCATACTTGACGACATATTCAGCGGCGGTATAATAACGAAGCCCTTGCAGTCCGTGGTTGACGGCATAGGCGGCATATTCGACACGATAACCTTCGGCGGCTTTTCGTCCTGGCTCAGTTCGAGCAACGCAAAGGAGGTGCAAGCCACCATCGACCGGTTGGCCGACCGGAACGAGGCTCTGCGGCAGAGTATCGAGGACTTGACCGACACTATAAAAGGCGGCGAGGGAACCCGAAGCGTAGCCGCCTACCAACAGGCCTATGACTACCAGGCGGAAACGAACCGGAACTACCTGGACATCGCCATGGCGCAGGCCGGCTACCACGGTTCACACCATTCATGGAACTATTATTGGGGCGGCTTCTCGCAGGAACAGATAGACCGTTTGAGCGAGCAGATCGGCCGCACCTGGAACGGCGACCTCTGGGACTTGTCCCCCGAAGAGATGAAAGTCCTGCGCTCGAATGTGGATATGTGGAAACAGATACAGGATACGGGCAAGGGCGGCTACGGCGGCCGGCTTACGGAAAAGCTGGACGACTACATCGACCAGGCGGGCAAGCTGGAGGAGCTGGAGGAACAGCTTAACGAGAGCCTGACGCAAATCTCCTTCGACAGCCTGTATGACAGCTTTATCGACACGCTGATGGACATGGACGCGAGCGCGGAGGAGATAGCCGGGAATGTCGGCGAGTACTTCATGCGGGCCATCCTGAGCAACCAAATCGGTGAGGAATACAAGGAACGGCTGCAGGCATGGTACGACGACTTCGCCGAAGCCATGAAGGACAACGACCTGAGCCAGGATGAAATCGGCTCGCTGACTGACAGCTACCGGGACATCGTGGAGGAAGCCGTGGCCCTGCGCGACAAGCTGGCCGAAGCGACCGGCTATACCGGCGACAGCGGGTCAGGTACTACCCAGAGCGGCAAATCCGGCAGCTTCGACGCCATGAGCCAGGAACAGGGAACGAAACTGGAGGGTATGTTCACTTCCGGCCTGATGCACTGGTCGAGCATGGACGAGAAGATGAGCGACGTAAGCGAACAAATGGGAGCGGCGGTCGACAGCCTGCACCGCATCGAGGAGAACACCGGGAACAGTGCGAAGCATCTTGGTGAAATAAAGGAGGATATAAAAAAGATAATCAGGGACGGACTTAAAATCAAGTGACTATGGCAATGGACGCGATACTCGGAGGCAAGGTGTTCATCAACGGCACGGACACATGGAAGGCATACGGCGCTTTCCTGGTGGAGAAGAAACGTGGCGACCGTAACAACCTGAAGGCCATCATGGCCCCGGCGAAGACCAAGACCCACGTGGCGGTTGACATCCGGGAGGAGGACGGCGAGAAATACTCTTCCGCGCTGGACGTGAGGAACCAGGCGCGGGACGTGAAGCTGTACTTCGCCCTGTACGCAGACACGCGGGAGGAGTGGCTGTCACGGTACAAGGCGTTCATCTCGTTCCTGAAACATGGCGAGGACGGATGGCTGGACATCAACTTCCCCGACATAGGCATGACGCTGCACGTGTTCTACAAGGAAAGCAGCGACTACGAACCCCTGACCTACCTCTGGCAGGCAGGGAAACAGGCCAGCCGGTTCTACGTAACCTTCAGGGAACCGGTACCGGTCATTTGAAAGAAATTAAAACACGGTTAGAACGGCATTATGATAACGATATACGGAAGCGACGGCACCGCAAAGGTTCAGGTTCCATGCGACGACAACTCGACGCAGGCGAAGGAGCTGCAGGGCGAGAACGTGCTCACCCTGTCCTTCACGCTGTACGGACACGTCGCGCTGGAGGTGAACGACTACGCCGAGTTCATGGGCGAACGCTACTGGCTCATGGAGCGGTACAAGCCGGAGCAGGTAAGCACCGCCGAATGGAAGTACGACGTGAAGCTCTACGGCATCGAGAGCCTACTGCAGCGCTTCCTGGTGCTGAATGACACTGACGGCGCGGACGAGCCCGTATTTACGTTGACCGCGCCGCCAAGTGAGCACTTGGCCCTTATAGTGAAGAGCCTGAACGAGGGCATGGACGGATGCGTCAGGTTCGAGGCGGGCGAGGCCGTGGGCACAGGGAACGTCGTAATCGACTATGACGGAAAGTATTGCGGCGACGCGCTTAAAGAGCTGGCCGATGCCGCCGGCGTCAAGGCGGAATGGTGGTTTGACGGGCTGACGCTCAACCTAAGCCGCTGCGAGCGTGGCGAGGAAGTCACGCTGGGCTACGGGAAGGGACTTACCGGCATTAGCTGCGACACGGCCGACAACGCCAAGATATACACGCGCTTGTACCCACTTGGCAGTACAAGGAACATAGACCCGGAAAAATACGGGCATACGAGACTGCAGCTGCCGGACGGTGCTAAGCACGTGGACGTCAACGTGGAGAAGTACGGCGTGTGGCACCGTTTCGAGGAGGCTGCGTTCAAGGACATCTACCCGAAGTACACGGGTACGGTGGGTTCGGTGCGCAGCGAGGAAGTGACCGGTGAGGACGGCGAGCCGTTCACGGTGTGGTATTTCAAGGACGCAGCGCTGCCTTTCGACCCGGATGAATACCTGATGGCGGGGAAGGTTATGCGGGTGTCTTTCCAAGAAGGCTCGGAACTTGCCGGCCTGGGCAACGAGGAGGACGGTACTTATTACTTCGAGGCGAACTGGCATGCGGACACCGGCGAATTCGAGATTATAACCGTATGGCCATACGGGGACGGCACGCAGCTGCCCAACGGTACGCTTTGCCCGAAAGCCGGCGACAAGTACATACCGTGGAACATCAGGATGCCTGACGAATACTATCCCGCGGCGGAACAGGAGTTCAAGGAAGCGGTGGACAGGTACAATGCGGAAAACGCCACGGACGCGGCACGGTACAAAGGCCCGACGGACCACGTATACATCGAGGGCAAGGACATAGAACTGTACCTCGGGCGCCGGGTAAGGCTGGAAAGCAGCAGGTATTTCCCGGACACGGGTTTCAGGAGCAGCCGCATAACGAAGATAACGCGCAAGGTAAACCTGCCGTCACAGATGGACATCGAGATATGCGATACGAGGTCAACAGGCACGCTCGAGGCCATAAACGACAGCATAGATGATGCGAAAAGCTACATGAAGACGGCCGTTGGAAACTTCCCGAAGGTGCTGAAGACCGGCGACACGGACAGGCCGACGGAGTACAACGTGCTGTCGGCCCTGCGCTCCCTCGGAACACTTCTGCGCAAGGATGCCCAGGACGCGACCAACTTCCTTGTCAAGTTCCTCGGCGGCATTGAGGTCGGCGAGTTCATCGACTCAATGCTGGCGGGCAAGGGTACGGGTATAACTGCGGACGGACGCATACAGACGGACAGGCTGGAGGTGAGAGGCTCCATGACGGTGATGGACCTCATCATCAACCAGATACAGGGCATGGCCTCGGATTACTCCTTCAGCGAAATCGGCAAGATAGCACAGGTAGACGGCCTCGGAGACAGTACATATAAACTGTGGATTGAGAAGCGCACGGAGTTCGACTTCACGAAGTTCCAAGAAAACGACGTATGCTTCTCGATAGTAAACACTCTCTACACGGGAGGTACGGACTACTTCACAAGCTGGATGCGCGTGCTGACTGTCAATGCCACGGACAATGCCATAACGGTTGTGCTGTATCCTGACAATGATGTGCCCGGCGGTAAGAACTATGCCCCGATAGCTGGCTACAACCTTACAAGACGCGGCAATGCCACCATTCCCGACACCGAGGCCGGGGAAACGAACGAGCGTGCGCAGAGCTGGCTGCTGTCGTCGAGCGAGGGCAGGATAATGTTTCTGGTAAACGTGTTCAAGCCTATACTGGAGGATTGGAACTACGGAGTTGTTGTTGGTAAGCTGCCTAAGACTAAGGAGATAGAGCAGATACCGGTGGCAGAGGACGATTTAGGCATTATGGCCGATGTGGTTATAGCCCGCAAGTTCTACGAGTTTGACGGGAACGGGAAACTCGTGACAAAAATCGTAGACCGCGGGCAGTGGAGTCTTGACGTGGCACAGAGTACTACTCCGTACCGCTACATGACGCACGAATGGAGCAACCCGTCAACAGACCAGAACTTCGTAACCCTTGAGCAGCACGCCGTATGGCACCTGGGCTGCAAGTGGGGCTGCCTGAACGACAAGACGCAGCTTGAGCCGAAGTGGAACTCCACGGACTGGGCCATGCTGGAGGGCGACCCGAACTACTATATGCAGATAGAGTCGTCCAACGGGTACGCCTTCAGAAGGAGCAACGTAAATACCGACCTCACGGCAAGGATATATTACGGCAACATCGAGATAACCGCAGACATAATGAACACCGCCGGCGCCGAGGTGGAATGGCTGCGCGATACGGGCAACACTGCCGACGACAATACTTGGCAGCCGGCATACGTGGACGGGCAGAAGAACGTAATCCACGTTGACAACGGCAACGAGAACGGCGTAGGCTCCGGCTTCGGGGTGGACTACACGGAGGCGGCGTTCACCTGCAGGGTGTTCATACCCGTAGGAGGAACATCCCAAGAAATGATGAAAATAGAAGGACAGATTAAATTCACGTAAGACATGGCACTCAAGACAAAGCAACAAAGCGTATTCACAACCGTTGACCCTCTGTCGCTGCATTACGGCATCGAGACCGTCAGCGGCAACAACGTGCAGACATACAACAACGAAAGCAAGGAGTACGAACCGGACAGGGCACTCGTGCCGCTGATACTCATGCCTTACGTTGATGTCGTAGACCCCGAGAAGAAGCAGGGAGGCCGGCAGACGCTGACGGCGGTCGAGTGGTATGACGGCGTTCCTGCAAAGGACTACTCGAATAGGATAACGGCAGGTACTGATTATGAAATCGGCGACGGCACAGTGACCGGCTTCCCTAAGAATGCCTTGAAGGTAAAAAAGAATGTCCCTGCCGACACTCCGATGCAAGTGTTCTGCGTCGCCAAGTTTACCGATGTCAGGACGCAGCAGACGGTGCGCGTGGAGATGAGTGCCAAGGTGTACACCGTGGTCTACGAGAGCCGGAATTACAAGGTTGCCATTGACTGCCCTCCGAGCTGGAAGATAGACCCTCTTAAAGAGACAACATGGTTGCATACCATAACGGCACAGCTCTACAGTGGAAGTGAAGCCGTTGAGGACGCGCACGCGGCATACTGGTGGCAAGTCAAGGAGGAAGGCGGAGACTGGCGCGACATCACAACCGAAGACGAGGAACTGTGGCTGACCTGCAAGAACGGCGGGGTGTTCACGAAGGCCCTTACCTTTGACGCGCGGATGGTAAAGGCTGCCTCCTTCAGGGTGAGGGCTGCGTATTATGACACGGAAAGGCCTGTAACCCCGTCGGACGACGCAATAGTTTCGGAGACGCTCGTGAACGTAGAAATGCCGTCGAGCCTTACGGCTGAGCAGATACAGACGAAGGGCGCAAGGGTGGCAAGCGACTTTTCGACGAAGGTAGGCTACAAAGTCGAGCTGTTCGACAACAGGAATACCGTATCGGACGGACAAGCTGGCGAGCTGTTCCAGATAAGGTGGAAAGGGAAGTCGGCAAAGACAGGCTCGTCGGAGAAGCTCATAGACAGCGGTAAGACGGTGGAGTTCGTCCCGAAGAACTGCGGGTTCGACGCTTCGGCGACAGTCAGCGTATGGGCTGAGGTAAGCGTCTACGAAAAGCACGCCGTGTTGACGGACGACAGCGGTAACATTGTTACGGATGACGACGGGAAGATAATAATAGTTCCAACTTATGAATAAAAGGAGGTGATATGTATATATTGGTTAAAGAAAAGGACGTGAAAAACGCCCAGGTACTTAGTATGTTCCATGAGCGTATGCCTGACGGTAGGCTCATACTGCCGGTATCCGAGCTGAAGATGTTGGGGAGCGTGTCGGACTGCCAGATTGTAGCCAGCGCAAAGGAGCTGAAAGAGCTGATAAGCAGCGGCGCGGAAAACAGTTTGCCCGACGGTATGCAAGATGACGACAATGCGCCGGACACAGGCGAAGGCATTGACGCTGGAGGCAACGGCGAAGAGGTGCCAGACGGCGGACAGCAGGAAGACACCGGTAACGAGGAAGGCACGGAAGGCATGGCGGACAACGGCACGGCTGCCGACGGCGGAGAAAACGTCCCGGAAACTGAAGGCGGTGAAGAAGAAGCCCCTGACGGACAGGCAGAAGGAACGGACACAAAGGAGAACATTAACGAAAGCGAGGAGGAGTAACCATGGCACAGCAGGTACAGGCAGGACTGAAACTTATAGCGACAATGGACGGAACGTCCATAAACGGCTACCTGAGGGTTGAGAACACGCCGCTGATACAGCGGTACAACGACGCCGGGGCGTTCACTCCCGACTTTGAGACGTTGGCGGATAACAAGCAGCCGGCCATAGTTCCGATACTTGTCAACACATCGACCGGTGCACTGATGACGCCGCAGACGCTGACGTGGAAGTACAACGGTATCACTCTTACATTCGGCAACGACGGCCTGTCTACAAACGAGGGAATGGAAGGGGTGTTCAAGCGTGACACGGCCTATACCACCAATTATGACGGCGGAAGCAAGACGGTCACTGCGTTGAAGGTGATGAAAAATCTCGTGCCGCTGTCGGGCTACGACAACGACCGAATAAGCGTGAGCGGCACAATCGAGGTAGGCGGCAGCCAGATAACCTTCGATGGTGTTTCCACGGACGTGATTATCCAAAAAAGCACGGGCTCGACATTCGACCTCGTAATTGCCGACGGAATGCTGACGCAGACCGTCAGGGAAATCACGCTGAAGGCGACCTTGTGGAATGAGGGCAGCGTGGTGTCAGACCTTGCGGGGTACTCGTTCGACTGGAAGATAATCGACACGGACGGCACGGATGAAAGCCTTACCAATGTAAGCACGTCGGCCACCCAGAAAGTCGTCGCCGACGACATCGACTGGCAGGCAAGAATAAGATGCACGGTAAAGAAGGGTACGGATGTGGTTGCGACAGGATTCTGCACGGTGACGGACTACAGCGACCCCGTGCAGGTGCAATTCGATATTACCGGGATTGACGGCAATACCGTAAAACCGGGACAGACGGCGACGGTAACGCCAGTGGCCAAGCGCAGGGACAGCGGGGAGACGGTAAGCGTCTCAAGCTGGGAATGGCGCACGCAGGACAACACAGGCGCGGACTTCACGCTGACGGGCAAAAGCGCGGCGACATTCACGGCAACCAGTGCGCAGGTGACTTACTCGGATATGGAGCGTGCGGGATACGGAATGAACATTTATGTAAGTGCGGACGTTGAGATATGATAAAAGCAAACGGTTCACTGACGCTGAAATCCGACGCCGAATACGGGCGTTTCCGGATAAAGTGTTCCGCGGGTGAGACTATTCCCGTGGACGCTTCGGGCGCGCCCGTGGGACAGGTGGTGTTCACGTTCTACAAGCTGACGACGGAGGGTACAATGACCGCGTTCACGGCAGCTAAGGTTTTTTACGAACTTCTTGACGCGGACGGGGACTCACTGTATGACGATTCGCTTAACAGTGTGGCACGTCTTGACATCACGGCTGACCTGAAGTCGTATAAGGGAAAGGTCTCATCCGTCAATGTAATTGTGTACGACAGCTCCAATGTGATGCTTGCCAATCAATCGTTCGGCATTTCCATGCCGGGAGCTGACGCCGAGATCTACTTGCTGTCCCTTACTGAAGGTCATTATCTCGTGGATTCCGACGGGAATGTCGATGCAAAGCTGGCGGGTTTCCTGTATAAAAAAACAGGGAACTCCACAGTGGGGGTATCAGGTGCAAAAGTAATATTCGGCTATTCTAATGGGCTTACGGTCTATGCCACTACGAACGGCGACGGCTCCTGGACAGACTACGACTGGTTTGATGGCGATGACTACACGGACACGGCCACCTGCAACAGCTCCCCGTCCATATTCGCAAGGTTTGAGCTTAACGGCGTGGTGGAGGCGGCGCAGTATGTAACGCTGGGGCAACAGGGAAACGACGGCGCATCCTACGAAATAGTGCTGGACACGGGAGCTACGGTGCCATGCACTGCATACGCGGAGCTGAAGGCTGCAAACCTCATTGCCCGTCTGTTGAAAGACGGCACGCCCGTTAATTTCGATATGTTCTACGTTGAGATTCAGGATGAACACAAGACGAATATCAACAACTACTCCGGCACGCACAGTATGGCGTCCTACAATCTCAATACCCTGTTCCGCCAGGCGGTTGCAAGCGGCAAGGCCCCTTACTTCATCTATACGAAGGCATACGTGGAAGGCAAGGTGGTGACGGAAAAGACGTTCAATGTCATATACGACACGCCATTCCCCTTTGTAAGGAAAGAAACGGCATGGAGCGCCGGGCTGACGTTCAGGAACGGGGATATACTCATACTCGGGGCGAATAACGTATATATGTGGAACTACCCGATAAGCGGCAATTCCTCCGTTGCCCCACAGACGGACGTTACCGAAAACGGGACGACAACGCACTGGCGTGCCTTCGACTATTTCGAGATGGTAGCGACAAGAATCCTCATTGCCGAGTATGCGTTGGTGAAGAACCTCGGTGTAGAAGTCATTGAGATGAAGGACGCTGGCGGCAACATACTGTTTCAGGCTAAGGACGGAACAGTGACCTGCAATACCGGCAATTTCAACAACATAAACGTACAGAGCGGAAGGATAGCGGGTTTCAAGATAGCGGGCAACGGGCTGACGAACGAGGGCTTCGGCAACGACGCCTATGTGACGTTCCGCAACGATGCAAAGGGGTGCTTTGCGGGTATCGGCGGCAATGTGCTGCCGATGAGCTCAGGAATGAGGGCCGTGGCGCGTTTCGAGAACGGGGACACCTCCGACCAGTGGGGGCTCGGACGCAACATAGCCATGCTGCTCTCGGCTACGGGAGGCAAGTACAACCACGCCTTCACCGGCGAGGGTAACGGTTCGCTCGACGGCTTCATGGTAGGCTATAGGCCTAACATAATGAGCGCAATCAGCTCGGGCGTGGTAATTGACTACAACAAGGGTAATTATGTCTTCATAACCAATTATACGCAAGGGAATCCGGGCATAATCCTGCCCCGTCTAACCGACATCAGGAATACGCTCGGCATCGGCTCAGGAGTTAATTTCGCCCTGCCCCTGACCGTATGCGGCTACATATCAACGCAGGGATTCAAGATTGTCGGCCGCAACGGTGTTACCGGGCAGAGTACCGTTTTCCCAAAGTTGAGGAATAAATCGAATGGGGACATAGAGAGCATAAGCATGGCCGGGGGCGATGTATTGAACCTGCTGCTTATATATGACGGTGGAGAGTATTACGCCTTTACAGTTTCATTTAATTCATAAATTCATAACAATTTAAAATAGGAGAAAAAATCATGGCAGAGAAAATTACAATGAAGGATATGCTGGCTAACTTGCCGCAGAAAACGGACGTTGACACAGTAGTCGGAAGGGACGCTTCAGGCAATCCGGTTTACATCAAAAAATCAGACCTTGCACAAGTTGTGGCGGAACTGATAGGTACGGCAAACGCTAATAAAAATGGGCTGATGACAGGTGAATATTACAGAAAATGCATTATGCGTAGTTTTGGTGAGTCCACATTTGTCAAGTTAATTACCATGAATGGTACATGGCAAAGGTGTTTTGTAAATGTCGATGGAATGTGCCATTCTCAATTAGTTTCATTTAAGTTGAGAATAGTAACAAATTCTACAATCAAGATTGAATATTACTTTAATGTAATAAGTGCTAATAAAGAAATCGTAAAAATGTACGAGAAGGACAATGGCGTATATTTATATTTTCCCTCGGCAAGTCAACCATTTAATGGCATTATACAATCTTCTAATGATTATACTTTTATTAGTGGGCAACCCGATGACACATACACTGAAATTCCGATAGAGTAGCCCCATATAAGGGATACTCTTTTTGGGGAATGTAAACTGCATCAGACGGGAAATCATTAACAGTGGAAATGGTTGTATTGCAACCTATTACAAGGACTCTTATATCGGCACCTGATGGGACATGGGCATATATGTCTTTATTTCCGTCAATTTTTAAATAAAGCCCTGATGGTTTATTCCCACCATAATAAACAGAGTTGTTAATGGATACAATTACCACATGAAACGGGGCAGCCTTAGTTAAGTTCACGCCAATTAAAATTAAGCTGTCATAGCTGCCAAGTTTATTGGATAATTTTACTGTTTTGTTTAGTGATAGTTGGATATATTGGAGTCGGCTTTTGAAAACATCCGCCCTTAATAATCCGTCTCTCTCGGTTGTTGCCGTACCTATCAGTTCCGCCACTATTGTAACTTTGTCATTGTTGATGTGTCAGCATCAGGCTCTGCCTCTTCTATTCCCAGATTTCCACTTTTTATCAAACAGTTAAACTCCATAAAATTCATTTTTGTTTTAACGTAAAACAAATTATGTTCATTTCTCCACACGTTAAAATGATATTCATCTAATGCGCCACCTAATAACTTGTAAAAGGCGCTATTACCGAATATGAATGATATTAAAGAACTGGCTGAATTTCCAGAAACTGCAAGAACCGAAACACCGCTTCCAGTTATCTTATAAAGTATATCCTGTTTAAGAGTAAATTTATAAATAAGTCTGTTTACAAGTTCTTTGCTCATCAGTCCATTCTTCTCACTTGTGGCTACTGGCATCAGTTCCGCCACTTATATTGTCGGTTCTATCTTTTTGTACGTAGCATCTAAATCATGAACTTCTCCTATCTCGCTATAAAAATCTTCTCCTACGTGAGTTACTAAGACAAAGCTTGTATTACCTGATTGTCCCGTGGACCTAATGTATATGTTAAAATAATTATCAATTTCTTTTGTGTAAAACTCGATGTCTGAAGGAATAGGTAAAATGCTATTGACAACATTGCTAAAGATAGCAGCCGAATCTGACCTGATGTTTATTGCACACATTATTGGACTTATCTCATAAAACCCTTGAACAAGGACGAAATATCTTATATATGCTACCGAAGGCAATGACACTAATTTTACCAATCGTTGTCTATTGTATCCGCTCAGCATTAACGTCCTACGCTTACCAATGTTGAAAAAATCTTTCGACATCAGCCCATTCTTTTCTGGCGTAGCCGTGGGTATCAGTTCCGCCACAATCCTTATTTTGAAAATACATCGGAAATCACTAATTTTGTAGTATATGGAAAAGATAAAATATCGTTTGGTTTTCAATCGCAAGAAGACCCTGAACAAGGAGGGTAAGGCG